TTGTGCGCTTAATTCGGCTTGCGCAAGTTCCTTGCTCAACCTTTCGTATTCGGCGGTGTTGACGTTGCCTTCTTTTTCAAGGTAAGCAAGGCGTTGACGCAAGGTGTCGACATTTGCCGCCGTTTTGTCGATTGCCTCTTGCGCGACTTTTTGCGCACGTGCAAAGGTCGCGGAGTCAAATTTCAACTCCAACGACTTTTGCAATGCGTTTAATTCGCTTTGCGTTTCCTTTGCCGACTTGCGGCAAGCGTCCATACCTTTTTTGAAGTTTGCGGCGTTTGCGGTTATATCAACCGTCAAGCCGCGTATTTTATCAGCCATTGCCGCCTCCTTTCAAAAATTTGACCGCGTCCGCTTGCGATATGTCGCGCACGTTTACGTTGCGGTCGGCTTGCGCACGCTTTGACTTCTGCTTTAATTGCATTTTTATATTTGTAATATCAAGCGAAAGCAAAAGCACGTAAAGGTCGGTAAAATGCGTACGGGCGATAAACACATCGGGTATTTTGTGCTCGACGCACTTTGCCATTAAAGTGATAAATCGCGGCACAATCAAGTCGTTTTTGCGGTTGTTTCGCCCGTTCGGGTTTAACTTGTCATACAACCGCAAAAGGGCTTGACTGTGCGCCATTAGTTTTTTGAGTCTGTCGTTGCGCTGTCGAGTATGATTTCAAACACGACTTTGATTTTTTCGACAAGTAGCGCAAGTCGCTTGCCGTCAACCGTATTGAATAATTGACAAAACGATTTGAAGTCGGCGATGTCGTCGCCTTCCAAAAAGCAATACAAGGCTTTTAAGTGCGACAAAACGTGTACCGCGTCAATCTTGCCTTCGTCGCGCATACGCTCGATGTACGCAAAAAGCGTTTCGTTTTTTGCATTGTGCGGAAAGTTCGCCTCCCAACGCTGTTCGGCAAAAAGCGACGTGTCGATTGTGACGACGATTTCTTTGTCGACGGTGACAAGTTTCTTTGTCTTTTCGTCGAGCGATGTTTCAAAGGTCGGTAAAGTTGTTTTTATCATACCGTCACCGCCTTATGCCTGCGAGTCGGGCATTTCGGGCAACACGACCTCGTCGCCAAACGTATCGTAACCTTCGTCGTCGGGTGTTACCGTCATTTGCCATACAATAACGACATTGCCCTTTTCGTCTTTCCACTCGGCACCGTTTGCGCCTTTCAAGGGCACGCCTTCTATTTCAAGCGGCGTATCGAAAGTCGACTCGTTTATGTCGTCGGTGTTTTGGTCGAACGACTCCGACGGGCGGGACGACGTAACACCGTAAAGCCAAGTTTTTGCAACGGGTCTGCCGCCGTCCTCGTCAACGCCGCAAGTTTCAAAATAAATGCAATGCGTTACGGTCTGCTGTTGCTTAATATCGGCAAGCCCGTTTTTAAGACGCTTTTTGCGCCCCATTGCGATTTCGTATTCGTCGTTGACGTTATTCGTCGACATCGTGCCCGTTTTGCCTTTGTCGTTCACAATAGCACAAAGACGGCGACCGTCGCCGAAAATCTTTTTGACGGACGAGTCAGACTCTAACGCCATTTTTGTTGCGGTGCCGTACGGCAACGGTTTTGCCCACCCGTGCGGCGCGGTTGCGTCGGGGGTTGCGTACTTGATGTTTTGCACATTAAAACGCACAAGCGTTTTTTTGTTTTCTTTCATGGGTTTAATTACCTCCGTTATTCAAAGTATTTTTGATTGCCGCGAATATCTGCGGCTCGGTTGCGTCAAAGCATTTCCGTATAAACCCGTAATGCTTTGTATTTTCGCCGTATTCCAACACTTGCGATAAAGGCACATCGGCGCGAGCCTCACCCTTGCCGCCGCCCTTTTTCTTTCGGTGCACCACACCCTTCGCGGTCTTTGTGTTGCCGACGTATCGGTGGTTTGGGTATTCCTTTTTGATTTTCCAACTTTGTGCCATTTCGCCCGTATCGCGCGGCGTGGCTTGTTCAAGGGCTTTGACGAGCACCTCCGCGCCCGCTTGTATCGCCTTTTGCCGCACGTCAAACATCTGCTCCGAGTATTCGTCCAAGATGTCACCGAGAGCCGTGTCAATGTCGGTTAAGTTTACTTTTTCAGCCACTGTCCGTTACCCCGATATACAAAAACTCGACACCGACCCCGCGATATGCGTTGTCGGTTTCGGGTAAATCGTGCTCACCGTTCGCAAGTCTAAAACGCGGGTCGGCTTTGAAGGCTTTTTTGATTGCCTTTATGCGCCGCTCCGCGTCCTTGTATCTTGCGTCGGTTTTGTCGTAAGTGTAATAATAATTAACATCGACATATTGCCGCGTAAGTTGCGCGTTTCCGTCGCCGTACGCACCGTCACGACTTGATACAAGGCGATAAACGACATACTCGTCATTATTGACGGGCACCGTCGAGCCTTTGATTGTATCGACCTTGACGCGCCGTATGTGGTGCGATAGCACACCGTCGGGCAATAGTAATTCGTCAAGTTTTTTTTGCATAATGTCGGTGATTGTCATTGATTACCTCGCGACATACTGCTTGACGTTAAATTCAAGCATTTTGTTTTCGTTCAAATAGTTATCAGCCGCCGACGCAAGCACAAACACGCTTGCCGCGTCCGTCCTTCCGTAAAGGTAAATGCGCACGTCGCCATTTACCAACGCGTCGTATATGCGCCGTACAAACGGCATACGCACACGTGCGGGTCGTATAACATTGTCGGCTTGTTGTTGTATTGCAACCGCACCGTACGAGCCAAGCCATTCACAATAAAAACAATCGGTCATTATCGGCGTACCGTCGGTATTTGTGCCGACGCGCACTTTGATTGTTTCCCATGTTGTCGACGCACCGCCGCCCGATGTGTACGATGTTGATTGCTCGGCAAACTTAATCAACGTACGGGCGCATTTGACTTGTTGCTTTGCCACGTTCGTTACCTCCGCAACTGTGATATAAGCGCAACAACCATACCGTCTTTTTTTATGATTGCGTCGTTGTCGCCTTTGTCGCGATAGTCTGCCCATATCGCTTTAACCGAGTATGCGCGGCGAGATGTCAACTTGTCGTCGGGCACCCCGCTTTCGCGCATAAATTCGGTTGCCTCGTCGATGTAACCTTGCACTATTGATTGTTTTTGCGGGTCGCTGTCGTAGTAACCCAAAGAATATAAGATTTGGTCAACTTCCGTCATACCGTCCCTCCTTAATCGTTCGCCGATTATGCGTTGCCGTACTTCAGCAACCCGCAATCAATCGTTGTGTTTTAACCTGCGGTGGGCGTTCCGCTCGCTTTCTTGCCGTAATAGAATTTGCTCGGAGCCGCTTTGCCCGCCACCATAAGATGTGCCGTATATTCGATAATACGGGTCTTGCCGTGTACTTCTGCGTACACTTCGGTGGGCTTAACAAAGTTAAGCAAATAATTTTTCGGATTGCCGATTACAAAGTCGCCGTCGTGCAAACTTTCGTCAACTTCGACGGGTACGGTTGCAATCGACGATATACCCGTATTGTTGTAAAGCGGGAAAATATAGCGACCCTCTTTGTCTTTTTCAAACGCCATATCAAGCGACATCGAGCGCGAGATATAGATTTTTGCACCGATACGCGCGCGGCGAGAAAGCGAGAGCAAACCTGCTTTGATTGCCGCCGCCTCATTGCCCGCACTGTACGCGGTACCCTGCGTCGCGCCGACCGTAACACCCGCAATACGCTCGTCGGTACCCGTACCGTAAAGCACTTCGTCAGCGAGCAACAAATTCATTTCGTTTGCAAGGTCTTTTAACAAATACTCGGCAAATTCCTCGTCGGTAAGTGCCAAAAGTTCCATTGTAACTTCAATCGTAAGCGGGTAATTGCCTTGCGCAAGCGTAAGTTTGCCCCACTTGATAGAGCGGTCGTCTGCTTTGACGGTTTCCTTTTTGCCTTTTGTTGCGCCGTTGCCGTCCTCCATTACATAGGGGAATATCAACGCACCCTTGATGTGCGAAGGCACAACGTCGCGATAAAATGCGGAGTCGACGGTTTCGAGTTCGAGCAAGTCGTAAAGCACGTTTTGCGGAATAAACACACCGCCGTTGTTTACGCCGTCGACCGCCGCCGACGGTTGCGTGTAGGTTTCGCTCGTTGTGGTAATAGCAATGCCGATTGCGCGTTTTTCGTTTTCGTTAAGCGTTGCGGGCAATTTATCAAGTGCCGCGCGTACCTGTTTACCAAAAGCCGAGCGAGCGTATCGCAACGCGGTTGCTTTGTCCATATCGGGCGTTGCAACGCCGTTGTGGGCGTTTGCACCGTTCGTCGCGATAATCTGCTTGCCGCGTTCCTCCGCGCCCTTGTCGTCGGGTTTAGGTGTCTTGTCGCGAGCGGCGCGGAGTTCCGCGTCGTGGTCGTCCTGTGCCTTGCGCGCCTCGTCTGCGTTTAACTGCTCGACCGTGTAGTCGATTTTTGCCAACTTCGTTTTGATTTCGGCAAAACGCTTTTCGTCTGCGCCGTCAATTTCTGCGATAAGTGCGGCGCGTTCTTCCAAAAGTTCCTTTTTCGTTTTCATAGGTTTTTCAAACCCTCCTTAAATAAAAATTTTTCTTTTGCAAGCCGTAAAGCCGCTTGCTCGCCTGCCGCCCTTTTTTCGTTGTCCAACGCCGCCGCCGTGCGCGCTTGTTCAAGTACGCTTTTTGCGTTGTCCAACGCGGCGGAGCGGGCGTATATCGAAGTTTGCGGGTATGCGCCGTCATTGACCGCCGACACCTCGAAAACTTTTGATATTTTTGTTATGCGACGGTGCGGCAAGTCCGTATCAAGTCCCGACCATTCGTCGCCGTCAATTTTAACCCCGAAAGCAAACGACATATCGCCGATGTCCTCGCGGTCGACCGCCGAGCACAACTCGCGGGCGGTGCTGTTGTTTTGCACGTCAAGCCGTGCGTTAATATGTAAACCCTGCGTCGTGACTTCCGCGTCCATTGTCGAACGTTTGCCGCGACGGTGACGCGCAAGCGGTATCATACCGTCGTTATGGTTGACCATAAACTTGATGTCGGTTAAGTCTGCACCGTCAAGCGCGTGCGGGTCGATTTCCTCCGTAAAAAAATTGCCAATTTGTGTGCGCACACCAAACACAATCGGGTACCCTTCCACCACGCCCTCTAACGGTTTAATATTGACGGGCGTTGCGTCGGGTGCCGCACGATATACAATGCCGTTTTTGCCGCTTTCGGGCGGCGTTTGTCCGTTATTCAACATCGGTGTCACCTTCCTTTTTGTCGGGCGCGTCCGCGTCCGTATCGTCGTTGTTTGTTGCGTCGGGTGCCGCACTTGTTTTGCCTGCACCCTTTATTGCCTGCATTTGATATTTGTCGGCAAGCGTTGCGTTGATGTAGTTTAACGACACGCGCGTGGGTTGTCCGTCGGGTTCATAACCAAGCAACTCGCGACGTTCGTCACGGGACAAAAGCGCGTCGTCTTTTGTTAGTTCGGCGATTTGTTGTCGACGTTCAAACGACAGCGATTGCACCAACTTGTCGTAAAACTTTATCGTGTGCCCGTACGCAAGTTGTCGCGGCGTAAATAACGTGACTTTCATTGACTCCGCAATCGACATCAACAAACCTTCGACCGCCGTTTGATAAAAAGCGGTATACTCGCTGTCGGTGTATTTGCCCAAGAATATCGGCAACGACACACCGAACGGCGACAAGATTTCGTCGCGCAAAAATGATAAAATATTTGTCGGTATGTCCGTTGCGTTGATGTTTATGGGCGTGAAGTCGCTTTCGTAGTCGGTTGCAACAATGCCGTATTTACTGTCAAATAGGTGTTGCTCAAATTCGTCCCGCGATAGCGTTTTTTTGTCGACATCGGCAACGGTTTTCATTGACAAGATACCTTTTAGCGACAAACTCGCCTCCAATGATTTCGGTATCGACTCTTTGATTACGTGCAACGTCTGCAAGTTTCCGAGCAAGTCTTTGTATTCACCGCCGCCGCTTGCGCCGCCGCCGAAGTATGCGTTTGAGCCATAATCGTAACGTATGTGTATGATGTCGGCATACGGGCAATCGAGCGTCAATTCGCCGTTTGCGCTTTGTAGTTCGATACGCATTTCGTCGCCCGCATGGTATAATTTGACCGTCGCGTTTTCAATCGGGTAAAAGCCGCGCGTTTCGCGACGCACCGAGTTTGTGCCTGCAATCGGCACCTCGTTGTATGCCCAATAGATAAAACAATTTTTGTTGACGATTGTTAAATACGCAATCTTGTATAAAAAGTCTTTCAGCGCACAAAGTGGGTTGACACGGGCGGCAAGTACGGTGTTGATGTCGTCGTCGGTAACTTCAATGCGGTGCGGGTTTTGTTTTTCGATAACCGACTTAATGTTGCACTTTGACACTTCCTCGCACACGCGATGTATTGCGGTTTTGACCATGTCCGATTTGTGAATATCGACACCGAAAGACGAAAAAAGCACTTGATTGTTTACAAACCGTCTTGCGTACGTGTTTGCCTTATTCCAACCGAGCAAATTTTCGATTGCCTGTTTTAACGCCACGCTTTAACCTCCTTGCAAAATAAAAAGTGGGTCGAGATACTACCAACACGCAATTTGCGTGCGATTGATAGCATATCGACCCACTTGTTTTTGAGAATTTGACCCAAAAATGGGGTACTCGCCGACATCTGCCGACGGATACGTTTATTAAATTGCCTTCATTATACGCATTTTTGCGGGTGAAGTCAATAGTTTGGTACGGGCTTTTGGTAAAATTGTGCCGTTATTTGCCTTCTTTTTTGATTGTGAACGTGTATTCGCGACGACATAACGGGCAATAGTATGTAACGTTTGTAACCCCGTTGCGTGCGTCATATCGCCCCAAAAGACGATTGTGGACGGGGCAACGTATTTCGCGTTGATATTCCGTCGCGGGTTTTGCTTTTCTTGTTTCGTCGTTCATACTTAACCTCCGATTTTTGCCATAAATTCCGACTTGCACTCACGCAACGCGGCGTATGCAATAACCTTTGACATTGTGCCGTCAATTTTATTGCCGATATACCCGCCGATTTTTTCGGGCATTACAAAACCTTTTTTATCGACGCGTATTGCGGTATTTTGAAAACACCATGTACACATTTCGTTTGCATTGTAATTGACGTGCCGCGCCTGCAAGTCCGTTTCAACGTTACGCGTCGGCACGTTCAAACTTTCGCACGTCATTTTGATTTTTGTCATTACATCTTGCCCGAAGTTGTGTGCTGTGATTTTTGCAAATTCCTTTGCGTGCCACTCATCGTACCCGACGCGGAGCGGGCGTATATGATACGCGTCGTAAATTTCGCGTATATAGTTTGCGACAACATCGTCGTCAATTACATTACCTTTGATTATTCGCACAAGCCCCGCCGCCGCCCACTGTTTGTAGTCGCGTTTTTCGGGGTTTGTCGGCGAGTCCGTCGCGTTGTTGTCACCCGCTTTTGCCTCCGTTACAAAATACATCGTGTGTAAATATTTTGCGGGGTCGTTCGGTCGCATAAACAAGAAAGTGCACGCGGCAAGGTCGTTTGTTTCTGCAAGGTCGACTCCGCAAATACACCAATTTTTCGCAAAGTCTGCAAGTTCAAAAGTACCGTTACAAGCGACGATGTCGGCAAGACGCAACCACGCCGCCGCCGATAATTGCTTGATGTTAAAGTCTTTTGCCAAGATGTACGCGCGCTCGGCACCGCTTTTACTTGCGATGTCGACTTTGTCGCGCAAGTACGACCATTTTTTTGCAATGCCGACAAGCGGGTTTGACTTTTGCCACGAGCGTTCGTTGTTCCAAACTTCTGCCTCGCTGTCCTGCGTGTAAAGCCATATCAGCCAACGGGGTGCCGACTCCTCACCACGTAAAACTTTGCGGGCGTGTTCAAGCCGACGGTCAAGGTACCCGTCGCGCACCGTGCCTTCGGTTGTGATTTCAAAATACAACGGCTCATCTTGCGTTGACAACGATGTTTTCAAAGGCAAAACAAGCGTATCGTCTTGCATTTCGTGCACTTCGTCGACGATAACGGTTTTTAAGTTTCGACCTTCGAGCGCGCGTTGCCGTGCCGACATTTTTTTGATTGACGCTTTGTTTTGTGCCGAAAATTTGCCCGTCTTTTTGCGTTGTTTGGGGTTGCCAAAAAAAATGCCTTTTATGTTCTTGCGGGTAACTTTCGATACCGCGCGCGACTCCTCGCGAAAGGCGTTGATACAATCAAATATCAACCCCGCCTCCTCGTAGTCGTTCGACGCACACATTACTTTTTGACCGACTTCACCGCAAAACCACTCGGCAAGCACA